TTCTAAAAAAAAGAGTATTTAAGATTAGTTTAACTTGTTGTTGACTTTTTTACAGTATCTTTCTTGCTATTTAGCATATATTGTTGACATCTGTTATCCCAAAGAGCAGGATTTCGTTTGCCTTTTACTGCTTCGATAGCATCAAGCATCTCATCGGTGATTTCAATCATTTTTTCTTCCTTTTTGTTGTTTTTTTAGTAGATTTTTTCTTTTTGTTCTTACGAACAGCAGAAACATAACCCATACACCTACTCATAGCAGCAGATTTAGCCATGTTCAACTCCTTTTTTTAGTTTTTCTACGTCTATGTTGATAGGTTATCTTCTTTTTACCAGTTTTTTCACGTTTAAACCTCTCTTTCTCACTTTTCGTCATCTCTCCTACAGTCTTAGGTGTCTTACTTGATACACGTTTACTTGGTCGACAAGCAGGATAACCACGTTTTTCACCTTTAGAACGACCACAAGGTTTACCAGTTTTAACATCAACCCAATTTTCCTCAAACCAACGTGTCAAACCACCTTTGGCTCTTGGATTAGGACTACTTTTTCTTCTTTGTGGCACTTTTTTTTCTCTCCACTCTGTAAGTTCCACCACGCTTTTTATATTCTCGGACTAACCAAGCATTAGCATAGGCAGAAGGATAAACGTCAAACTTACGTTTGGCTTCAGCTTTTACTCTAGCGTAAAGTGCTTTATTAACAGGTACATTCACTTCTCTTCTTGCCTCCCTTTTTCTTCTTTTTCTTTTTTTTCATTCCAGTGTGATAAGGCATAGACAAAAGAGTAACTTAATATATTCTAAACGCAGTCTGCCCTAATGTCTCAGGTTTCGCCAAATTAAACTGTTGCAAGCATAAATATCCAAAAGCATCAAACGCATGATCTACACCTAAATTCTTATTAGGTAAACCAGTATTAGGTGCATAAGTTAAGGTTCTAAGTGCTTTTATCAATTCTTTACAACGAGGGTGTATAAGCGTCCTTCTATCGCCATTAGCATCAAACAAGGCAGTATTAACAGCAGTAATCTTATCTCTGATCTTCCAGGGGCTTCTAGGACTCATAACAGTAAAACCAGACCTTCTGAGTATCGTATGATCCGTTACGCCAACCCCTGATGTCTTTCTTGCACTTCCCGTAGGGTCAGGACAGGCAATAATTCTACGATCAACTCCATATCTTCTCGTTACCTCTTCTGCAAAATCCCATGTGGTAGCACCTCCTGTAAGCATAATTTCATCAAAAACGTACAAGGTATCGTTATGCTTCACAGCACAAATTCCTGCCATAGGGTCAACGTTAAAATCCAAACCAATTAACAAGGGAAGCATGTGTAAATCTTGTACTTTCTTATCAATATTCTCATCAGCAAAACTAACAGCCACCAATCCAGTAAGATTTTCAAAACTTGCTTCAAATTCTTGCCTAAACGTCCTCGCATCTAACTGCCCTCTAGCTGCCTCAACTTCCTCTTTTGCTACATTACCCCCCTCCACTGTAGTAAAACTCCATCTTTGCCAATCATCCCATTCCTTTTCTCCGCAATAACACCACATATCATAAAACCAACTGGCAGTTCCATCTGGTGTACTAATAAACAATGCCCAACCCTGTTTATCAGCTAATGCAGGTCTTATAACTTCTGCCCACACATCTCTATCCATAAATGCTGCTTCATCCAATACAACACCAGCTAAACTTCTTCCCCTTAACGCCATCGCATTTTCAGTTCCCTTCAATTCAATACTCGATCCATTAATCAAATCCAGTCTCAAATCTGTCTCATTTTTACTCTTAACCCAAGTTCTCGGTGTCAATCTCTTCAATTCCTTCCACGCAATATCCTTCGCCATCCTATAAGTTGGCGCACAATAGAAATAAACCTCATTTGGCCTGTTAATTGCTCCTCTGAGCAGTTCTATACAAGAAAGGTATGATTTACCAAACCTTCTACCCGCAACCAACACCCTAAATCTCTTATCTGAATTAAAAACCTCACCTTGAGCATACCTCAAACTTATTTCATTCTTCTTTTCACCGCTAACAACCATGAAATTAACAAAAATACAACTCATACCCCCTATTTATAGCCTATTTACATACTTTTAAGTTATCATTCACTTAAATACACCCAAAAATATCGTGGTTTCATCTACATTTCCTGCCGATCAACCATTAGAAGAATCTAAACCTAAAAGAAATATCAATTTTCGTGCCCGTACTTCTTGTCAAAATGTACAACTACGCTCACAACGCTTATATTCTCGTCAGCTTGAAGGTAAAACAACTCGTGCCCTCGTACTTGAACATTCAAAAATTGAAGGCATATCAGAAGTAACCGCTTGGCAAGATTGGAAAAAAGTTAAACAATGGAATAAAGAAGATTGGGAAAAAGATAGAGAAACTCTTCTACCTCGCCTCCAAGCAATGAGAATCCGCCTCTTCAATAAAGCTGTCAAAAAAGGTCAGCTTCAAACCGCAGCACAAATACTAGACAGCCTCGGCAAAGTTATAGGTGAATCAGTAGAAACTGTCAATATTCAAGCTCCAGAATTATCCATAAAAGTTGAACCAAAAAATTAACGAGAATATATTTAAGTTGCCCGTGTATGTATATAGCTGCAAAAATTTTGCAACTAGTCCCCTAGCTACAAAAAATTTGATTAGATCCAGACTAGCCTAGAATCAACTGTAGGCTATCTTAAGAGTAGATCTAGTAATTACATGCTTAAACTGTAATTGATCTAATGTAGCCCAGACAAACCTATAGTCATCTACATTATTTTTTAATTCAGTAGATAAACTTAATCCTAGTTCCCAAGCAGTTGTAGGATTCCTCATGAAGTGTAAGTTAACGTTTGACATTTTATTTTTTAGTAAGAAATAGTTTTAACTGAGATTCTCCATAGTATTCTCCATGTTTAAAACCAGTTAATTCATAACCACATTCGGGCATAGACTCTATCCACTTTTGCAGTTTCTCGTCAGTAGTAACTTTGACAGAAGTTTTCATTTGTAAGATTTAACTATTAATATAATAAACTAATATCATTTATATAGCTAGTAAATATGATACAACTTTATGTATATTAATATGATATACAAATAAGTTTATATTTGATATAATAATAATAAGCCTAGTTATGCTTAATTTATTTATTACTTAACTCGATTCTTATACCTAACCTTATTCCAGGCTGTCAGTAATAAGAATACAACTAAGTAATTTATATTTCATGAGTATAGTTAAGCTTTAAAAAAGAAAATTATCTTAAATCTTACTATCATGAGAAACTTATTTTTATTTCTTTCTATAGGTTCAATAGGGTTAATAAGTTCTATTGGATCAGGTCTTAACAGATCAACTTTGAACCAATGTGTAAATAATAATGATAATTCAGCTTGTGAATACCTTTTAACAAAAGGGAACAAATTTCAACAAGTGCAAGCAAAGAAAGTTTTATTAATTCGAGGTTTATAATATGACAGAAATAAAATTATTTTTATTAGATGCTGAAGTTGCGGAAGTTTTAGAAAATATAGAAAACTTACAACACTTACAGACATTTATAACATTAAAACAAGAAATTTTAAAAAAGTACGAATCTAAAAAAGCAATAGAAGAATTAAATTTTTTAAATTGTGATTTAACAGAGACAGACGAAGCTTTTTAACAATTGATTAATTCTTATTTAGAAGTAAAAAAATACTTCTAAGTAAAAATTAATTTAAATAATTTATTTAGATTAATTTATTAAAAACTCAAATCTTACTTAAAAAAATTATTATGACAGTAAAAGAAAAAAGAGAAACTATGTACAAAAATATTTTCGAACATGGTCAAAATTTAAAAAAAGTTTTTAACCTAGATTCATCAATTGATGAAATAAAACTTTGTAAAGCATTATTTAGAATAGAAAATAAAGCTCATTCAATAGCAGAAGATTTTTGTAATGGCTTAAAATGTACAGAAGAAGCACAGGAAGAAATAATAAATAATATTTTGATTAAAGTAGATAAACTTTTAAATTATAAAGCTCAAAATGTTCCTGTATTTTTTAATGGTGATTGCAGAGGATATGCTTTAAAAATAGAAGATTCTTACATGAAAGATAATAAAATTTATCCTTTTCATAGTGACTGGGGTGGTTATGGAATAATCGCACCAGATTTTAGAGAGTCTTAAAAAATAAGACTCTTTTTTTTATGTTTTATTAACAAATAACTTGCAATATAAACTATGATAATGATATCATATATATATCAAATCAAATCTTAACAATGAAAGAATCGTTAAAGGCCGATATTAAAGGCCAAAAATCAAAACTAACAAAAAGGAATTATTAATTATGAAATATCTAGTAAAAACATTTTCAGCATGGACTACTTTTGAAGATTTAATTTTAAATGAATCTGAATTAAAAGAGTATAAAAATTATGCTAAAGAACAACAACTACTAATAGAGGTTAGTGACTATGAAATATAAAGTAACCTACGCTATAGATTCATTAGATACTCAACCAGTGGTTAAGTTATTTGATGAAGAATATGAAGCTATTGAATGGATGAATGATGAGATTCAAAGAAGAATTGAATATGTTGTAGAGCATAGTCAATTTTCTATTAGTGACAAGGAATATAAAGAGATAGAAGAGAATGAACATACGCTAGTCAGGATAGAAAGATTATGAAACTTAAAAAAACTAGGAAAGAAAGAACTTGTTATTCATGTAAATCTTTAATTAATAAAGGAGATTTATACGGCCAAAAAAGTATAGCACTAGGAGAAAAAGTTAATGGAGAATCAGAAACTTTTGATGGGATGAATACTGTAGTTCATTACATGAGAATACCAGTATCAATGTGTAAATGTTGTTTGGAGAATAAATAGATGAAATATAAACAAAAATTTGAAAATATGCCTATTGATAGAAAATGGTTAGATCCAATTGAAATTCACTATTTTATTGGAGAAGTATCAGATTTAGCTTTTGGTGATGAAGCTATAGAGCGTGGTTATTCAATGGAAGAAGTAGTTATGAGACTTAAAAAGTATTCTGACTTTTCATTGAAGTGGGAAGAGCATAGCGGGGAGGAATCTTGTTAAATGAAAACAATTAAATTATCTGATAAAAAGTTTA